ACCTATTCCATAAGCGCCGACCTTTTCAAGATCATTTAAACGCTTAATTTGTATCTTTGTAAATTCATGAGATAAGATCGAATTACCAGAATCATTCTTTACTTTTTTAGATTCTATAGGGATGAAGTTTCCATCCGCAATAGAATAAATATCGGGAGTCCCGCGCCGTAATGGATCTTGTTGCTTCTGTATCCATATACGAGAGCCGAACTCCCTTATTGTATCATCTACGAATTTGCTCGACTTCTCTGTTTCTCTGGTCAACCGGCACTCCATATTTATTTAAAGTAAAAGCATGGTGCAAACGATTCACAAAATCCAATTTCATGCATCGTTGTGTTGCTGCTTGAAATGCAGGATTTAACATTCCAGCTAAAACCTCTTCTAGAAAGACTTCGTGATCATCTGTTTCACATTTCGGTAAAGTAATAACCCTTTTCGTAGCATCAAAATCTATACCCTTAAATGTTATTACCTGAAACTGTGGAGTAGATGAATCAATAAAAGAAAGTTCAATATCAAAGTTATAATCTTCTTTAAGGGTGGACTTTAAGATAAAGATACCTCTTTTAAGATTTAAGGCATCTGCGTAATCGTGACGTAAGTTTCTTCCAATAGTAAAATGGGTAGGAAGGTTTTTGTTCCATTGATGGACTAAAACCAATTCCCCTACCAATTCATTTAGGGTATCATCAAAAGACGCAAGCATACGGGGTTTTGTTCCGTCTGCGTTTACGATAACTTGTGCTGTCCCTTTTATTCTATTATTCTCTATATGAGCCTTACCAACTTCTAAAAGATGTAAACTTGTCATAACTTTCCTTTCAGAAAGGCCCAATAGGGCGGGTTGATGAATGATTAATGGACCACTAAGTATATACATATCTTATAACATAATAGTGAAGGTTTTTGCATGTTGAACATAACAAACGTTGAATTTATCGAAAGAACAATGATGCTTGATGGCAATCCGTGGAGGTTCACGGATAGACCTTATATTATTCCAATAATTAATGATGATCCATACAAGCTATTGTTAATGACAGCTAGACAGTCAGAAAAGTCAACTTCAACAGCAGGTAAACATATAGCTTCTGCTTGTAGAACCCCGCATCAATCATCATTGTATGTTAGTCCTACAATGACTCAGACTTCTGTATATAGTAGAAAGAAGATTGATGCAGTATTTGAACAGTCACATTTATTAAAATCAAACTTCTGGCCTGGACCAAGAGGATTTAGTGTAACTGAAAAGAGATTGAAGAATAACCATACAATGTATTTCCGTTCTGCTTATCATGACGCAGATACGATTCGTGGTCTATCTACGGATCGCACATTTTTAGATGAACGCCAAGATATTGTGAATGATTGTATTCCAGTTATTGAGGAATGTTCATCACACAAACCCCATGCCGTATTTATGGAAACAGGAACTCCTAAAACATTATCAAATGGTATTGAGTATGATTGGCAATTGTCTACTCAAAATGAATGGACTGTTAAATGTTTACATTGTGGGCATTGGAATATATTAGGAATCAAAAACGTCATTCTTGACAAACCTGGATTATGGTGCGAGAAGTGTTCTAGGACTATTTATACTCAATATGGTGTTTGGATTTCATACGGCAAGAATACAGCAAAGATTCATGGTTATCGGTTTCCCCAAATTATTCTTCCTAGTATATATATCAATTGGGAGAAGCTATTTATTAAAATGAAAACTTACACTACTGCAACATTGATGAATGAAGTATTTGGTCATTCTTTTGATGCAGGTGTAAAGCCAATTACTAGAGAAGAGATTGCTAGGTGTTGTGATGAAGAACATAGAATGAATCTTAAATCTAACGCTAATCAGTTAGGGTATGAAGTATATGCTGGAATAGATTGGGGAACTGGCGATATGGGTTTTACCGTATTGCATATTGGACATTACAATCCTAATAATAATAAAATTGAGATTACTTATGCGAAACGATATATAGGTAAAGAAGCAGAACCCGAAGTAATGCTACAGGACATTGCAACTAAATTAATTGATAATTGTGTTATAATTTGCGGAGTTGACCACGGTTTCGGTTACGGTTTAATTGATAGATTGAAATCTATGGTTGGTGCTAAATGTAAAGTAGTAGCTTTCCAACACACAAACTTTAAGGGCTTTGTAGGCTATAATAAAAAGGGAACTCATTATGTAACATCTAGAACACAAGTTATGGCAGATACCTTTGAAGCTATTAAAAAGGAATTCTTTAAATTTCCTGCATGGAATATATACGAAACTTTTGCTAATGATTTTATGAATATTGAAGTTGAATATAATGAACGAATGAGAACAATGAAATATGATCACATACCTACAAACCCTGATGATGCTTTCCATTCGCTTCTTTATCTTTATATAACTTATCTAATTCGTGTTAAAAAGAGAGCGCCACAAAGTTATGACCCGACAAGGGATGAAGCTTAACGCGCTTATTTTCTTATGATAGGCTTTAAATATGCCTACTATTGTGACTTACAAATTTCGGATTAAAGATAGCACGACCACCAAGAAATTAAATAAAATGGCAGGTAGTGTGAATTTTATTTGGAATTATTGTAATGAGATTTCAATGAAGGCTATTCGTTATAATTCAGAATGGCTCTCAGGTTATGATTTCAACTATCTGACTTCAGGCTGTTCTAAAGAGTTAGGATTACATGCTCAAACAATTCAAGCAGTTGGCGAGGAATATGCTAATCAAAGAAATATTCACAAAAAATTTAAATTAAAATGGCATAATACTAAACGTAGTTTAGGTGCCAATAAAAGAAACTTGTTAAAACTATTCATACCAAAATTAAAAATAATCGTAAAGATTGGAACCGTAAAGTATCAACTAAATTAGTAAAAAATGCTAAAATGATTGTATTAGGTGATATGAAAAGTCAAAGCTGATACAGACAAAGTTGGCAAAATCTGTATCTGATGTAGCTTGGGGCCAACTAAAATCTATGTTTGTCTATAAAGCTAAGAAGCTTGGCATAGATTAAGAATTATTAACGAAGCCTTCTCAACACAAACATGTTCTAAGTGCAAAGAAAGAACAGGCCCGAAAGGTTTAGTTGGGTTGAGAGTAAGAGAATGGATTTATAATTATTGTGGATCTATCCATGATAGAGACATTAATACTGAAAAAAATATTCTCCGTATTGGACTACATACGCCAGTAGGGAATTCTGCTTAATTTATTAAGTGGAAGGTAGTCAAGATCCTGATCGTGACCCGTTGGAAAAATTGTGCTATGATTAGTCATGGCCGATTTCAATGACTGAGGCAAACGATATATGAACCCTTCTGAACTACTTTTAACAGCCAACAAAATTGCTGAGAGTTATTTAAGCTCCGGCAAAGACCTCAATGAAGCTATTATAAGGGTTGCCTCTGAAAAGAATCTTTCCAAGAGTCAGATTGAGCGTCTTGTTGAAGAAACAAACAAGGCTACGCTTTTAACTCTTCTCGAAAGGAAGGGTGAACAAGAATTTCCAATTGCTAATTATGAAATTATTAAATCTGGTTTAAGTCCTAAAATTGAAAAAGTTGCTTCCGAAGTTCTTACGTTTACTACGTTAGATTATTCTAAGGGTAATTTTGAGGCTCAGTTAGGTGATAAACGAATTCAGGAACATATTGAAAAGACTTCTAGCGACATTGCGCTATCGGAAAAAGATTATGCTTATATTGAAGCACTTTATAAAGTAGCTGAAGATGTATGGACTAGTTACAATAAGTTTGTAGACTTAGAAGTTCTTGGTCAAAAGCGTTATGGTGTTAAATATTCTGATACTTCTGATTTAGTTAAAGTAGCTTGTGAACACAACGATAAAGAAATTCAACAATTAGCGCATCTTGAACAACACATTATTAAACAAGGCGCCGTTCTTGAAATTATTTATGGTAAGATGGAAAAGACCGCTTCCTCATTATTATGGGGCGAAACGAGTCCTATTAAAGCCGCGATGAAAGCAGGTGGAAGTCCTTTTAATCGTGCCGCTAAAGCTGCTGGTGCTTTAATTAATGCTGGATTTAAAGCTGGTGTTACTTTACCTGTGTCCGCTGCTGGTGGTGCTTTAAAATTAGGTTTAAAAGGTGCGGCTGTTACGGCTCCCGTAGCCATTCCGCTTGCTGGTAAGTTAATGACTAAAAATTTAAATACTACCTTAACTTTAGGAACTGAAGGTAGTCGCGCTATTTCTCATGCTAGACAAGTAGCAGGTGCGCGTAACTATATTGGTCCTGCCGCAGATTTACTTAAACAAGGTAGTTTAGAAAAGCAGGCTTTCTTGACTCCATTAATGCAGGGTGCTTCTACATTATTTAAAACTCCACTTGCTCAAAATGTTTTTAAGTGGGGTGGTCGTGCAATGAATATTGGTGGTGCGGTTAGTAAGTTAACTCAAGATGTCACTGGTAAGATTGGTCCTGGTAAGGTTGCTTTAGCTTCTGTAGAAAAGAACGCAGGAGTATTAACCGGGTTACAACATGCTTTAGAATTTGTCACTCCTGCATTAATGACTCCTAGCTGGTCAGGTGAATTAGCTCCACTTGGAGTATTTGCAGGTATTACTTCCGCTGCTGCTAAAAAACTAGGAGGGGGAATTGCGCTCACCATGAACAAGAAAGAGTTTGATAGTTCTTTTGACACTATCATGAAAAATAATCCTGAACTTGCAAAAAATAGACAGCAAGTAAGAGGTTATTTTGATGTTGTCTCAAGACACGCCCCTTCTCTTGCTAAAGATCCACTTGTTGCTGAAAGCATCATTAAAAATATGAATGCATTTGGCGGTGTGGATTACAATACCGTTCGTGGTTTACGTGAAACTGAAGCTCTTGGTCGCCCCGGTCCTACAGAAAAAGGACTTTCTGGCTTAACTGCAATGTTTGGCCGTTCTTAAACCTACCTTAATAGGAGACATTCTAATGTCCAAGGTAACTGAATTTCTAGAAAAGCTCGCCGGGAATGATACTGGTGAGGGTGTAAGTGAAGCTACTCTATATAAGCTCGCTAATCAGAGCGAGACTATTGATGCTTCTACTACCTTAGCTTTAGCGTCAGAAGCTCTCACTAAGCTTGCCGAAGAAAGCGGCGATGAACTGATTGCTGAGTGCGCCGAAGGTCTTGGAACTGCCAGCCAGAACTTAATGACTGGTTTAAACAAGATTGCTGCTGATAATGCCGCTGGCGCTATCATTGATATGGTTGAAACTCAGGACGGTCTTTCTAAGATCGCTTCTGTACTTGAAGCTGTAGCTATTGAAGCTCAGGATGAAGACTTTACTAAGTTAGCTGAAGATGTTGTTGAGATTAACAACACTTTATTTGACGAATTAGCTGAACTGGCACAGAATGATGAATCTGTTGCTCAGTATCTTGCCGAATTCCACGCTTAATCAATAACTTTCAACCAACTTAACAACTCACTTAATCTCTTTGGGAGAACACAATGATCATCAAGCTTGCGACTTTTGAAAGTGAAGTTTCCGAACTAGAGAAGGAAGCTGGATTCGTAACTCACAAAGCTCTTTGGGCTTCTCTTCCTGATAAGGCTAAGGCTATCCTTACCGCTGCTGGTATGGATGCTAAGACTATCGGCGCTTACGGTGGTGGCCGCGCAACCGCTTTAGGTAGTGGTGCTGGTAAGGCTGTTGATGCCGTATTAGGTGGCGATGTTTCTGGAAGTATTGCCCGTAAGACTAATAAGGCCGCTGACTTCATTAAGAGGAATAAGGCCGGTATCGCTGGTGGCGCTTTAGCTGGTGGTGGTATCCTTGCTTATAAGAAGAGCAAGAAGAAGTAAGTAATACAATCTTGATAAGTGCCTCTCTAACAGGGGAGGCACTTATTAAAGCACTATTGACAATAGTGTTTTAATAAGTGTCTACTTACGAGGAATCAATGATTATTAAATTAGCCTTTAAAGCTGGCGGAACATTTGATCAGTTAATGGGTAAGACGCCCATTACTTCTGTTTATGCTCATTTCACAAAAGATAAAAAGAAAGATATGCATCATGGTAAAGCAATGGGTATCGGTGCTGGAATTGGCGCTGGTATATTAGGTGGTAGCGGTGCTTACGCTTTACATAAAGCTAATAAATTAAAAGCAAAACCATTTTATAAACAATTTACGAAACATGATCGTGATCTTGCTACTATTATAAAGAAGTTTAAAAATATCCCTAAGTCACATAAGTTAGCGGCTCTTGGAGTTCTTACTGCTTCTGGTGCTGCTTATGGTTCTTTAGCTGGATTAATGCAAAATGCAAATATCAGAACTTTACGTGCGGCTCAAAGAGGTCAACGTGATGTAGTTAAGACCGCAGCTATTAATAATCCAAGTAAGCTCGACGTTTCAGCTTTGGCTTCTAGTTTAGGTAAGATTAAGAATGGCGCTTTATCTAAAGCAGGTAAAAGTGCTATTAGTTTAACTCAAAATGCCGCTGTTCCTGCTCAAGCTGCTACTACTACTGCCGTTAAATCATTTGCCCCAATTGCTAGAATAACTCCTGCAATGGGTTTTGCCAGTAGTGGTGGTGGACAGGCCGCTTTCATTGCTAAGAAACGTGGACTTTTAGGATGATTAAGCTAATCGAATCTTCCTTAGAAGACGACTTTTTCTTTGCCACCGACATTGAAGGTCGTGGTTTTGAGAAAGTTGCTGCTATTAGAAACTTACCTAAAGAAGCAGATGAAGCAATTAAAAACTTAAAGAAAAAGCCTAATCATAAATATGTTTTACTTTCAGCTATGGGTGATGGTGAAACTTGGGGATCTAATAAGAATGGTGATTACTTTCCTAATTCTGCATTAACTGGTAAACAAAGAAAAGATGAAAGGGGAGTCAAAGGCGAACCGATTGAACGTTATAAAACGTTTGAAAGGGCGCACTTCTTTCACCATCATAAGAATAAGATCGAAAAAGGTGATCCTCATTATGGATATGTAGCTAAGGCTATCTGGAATCCATTAATGAGAACTGTTCTTTTAATTGTAGGCGTAGACGCTACTAAAGATCCCGTTACTGCCGAAGATATTGAAGCAGATCGTATTACTTCATTTTCAATGGGTGCAAGGCTTCCTTTTGATGTTTGTTCAAAGTGCAATAATAAAAGAACAAAATTAATAGAAAATTGTTCTTGCATTAGAAATGGTTTATTGAATAAGATACAGCCTGATGGATCTAAAGTTTATCTAATTAACTATGAACCTGATTTTTTTGATATATCAAAGGTATTTAAACCCGCATTTGAAGGTGGACGGTCATTGATGAAGGTGGCCGCCGATCTTCAAAGCTGTATTTCAAGTTTAGATATCGCTCATGAATACGGGTTAGTGGATAATGATCTAGTCGGAATTGATGGTGAACCTTTGATTAAACTTTCTGATCTTCATACGAAGATTTTAGAAGAGATTCGTGAATTACCAGATCATTTAGTAGATATAATTAGAGAAGTTTGCAATACTGAGGAAAGATTACCGGCTTCATTTCTTAATTCATTAACGCAATTTGAACTCTATGATATTTGGGGAGCATTTGCGGAAGCTGGTATTATTCCTACCGCAGATGAATTTGCTTATTTGCTTTTGATGAAACAATCAAGATATGATTTAGCAGTACAATTCCTTGGCAAAGATATTGAGCTAGTTGAAGGTGTAGACCCCGAATCTATCTCACCTGATTTACTTAAACAAATTAGAGTAATTATATCAGGTGAATCTAAAAGAATTGAAAGTAGAATAGAAAACGAAATTCGTCGTGATCGTGGACTAGCTACGTTGGATCAACGTGTTTATGATACTAAGAGAGGTATTCGTAAACTTAAGTGTCGTCAAGTTGCAAAGCTTGGACCTTTAATGTCTACTTTATATTTTGAACTTCGTAAGAATATGCAAGATGCAATTAAAGCAATTGAAGAACCAGTATCATTAACAAAACATGCTGGAACTTTATTACGTGCTGGTGGAGGTTTTGTTCTTCCATATATTGGTTCTGCTTATTATCAACAGAAAATGGCATATGGTGAACCCGTCGGAATTATTGGCAGGACAGTCGCAAATAATCCTGCTAAACTAGGTCTAGCGACCGCATTAGCGGCTGCTCACCCTACTGAAGTAGCAAAAACCGTTGCCAATTCTATTCGGGCCTTCCGTAAATAAAGGATTCAACATGACCATGACATTTAAAGAATTCCTTCTCCAAGCCGATGAAGGTGAACTAATTAAACTAGCTACGTCTTTAAAGACTTCCTTTGAAAGTTACGTAACTTCTGCCGCTCTGCCTTTAATGCAGAAGTTAGCAGAAGAAGCTGCTGAGCAAACCGCGCAGCAAGTAACTAATCAGGTAACTCAGAACATTGGTGCGTATGTTCAAGGGCAACAGGCTAATGAAATCGCCAAACTGAATGCACAAGCCGATGTAAATGATATAGCTCTTCCTGAGACTGGAAAATTAATTAATAAGAACGATTTAACTGAAGCTTTAAAAGAATCTATTCTGGCTAATGACCCTAAAGCATTAGCGCAGGTAATCAATGGAGTGTTACAAGTTGGTGGCGAAGATGCCGCTATGAATGCTATCTCTATAGCGCGAACCGTATTGCAGGATGCGTTAATCAGTGGTAAGCTGAACAAAGAACAGATTGCGGTTTTAGCTCAAGCGTTTTCTGTCTTTGAGGGATAGTAAGATGAGTAACTTACTTGCACAGCTTCTCCAAGAAGTAAAAGACGGTGAAAACACTGAATTGGGAAAAACTGCTGCTGCTCCTAATGAAGCTCCTACACCTGAACAGCAGAATGCTGATATTTTAGAAACTTCGCAAGCAATGATGGCGAAGATTGATAACTTTATTCAGCAATCTCAAGATATGGGTCAAGATTCAAGTATGGACGCTCAGGCTACTGGTGGTGGTAATGCTAGTCCGGTGACTAGTGGTGATCCTAATGATCAATCTGGTGCTGGTTCTTCTACTGTTAAATTAGAAGTTCCCGCTGGTATGAGCGTTAAGCTTGCTTCCGTTAATCCTGTTGATAGTGACTCAGCATTACGAACTATCGTTGGCTTAGTTCCTAGTTATTTCGAGGCTTAATCATGGACCCTCTACAACAGGCAATGAGTTTATTACAAGAAGCGCAGCAAATTATCGCTATGCAAGCAGAAGAAATTCAAGCATTACGTCAGCAAGTAAAGAAACCCGCTGAAGGAATGCAGAAGAAGGCTTCTGTGAAGAATCTTTCTGTATTAACTGGTATGCGTGAAGAAGATTTACCTGAGTTTATCAAGCAGGCTGATGAACGAGAGATTCAGGACTTCATGACTACCATAGAAAAACGCGCACGATATACCGCGATTGGTAAAATAGCCGAAATTAACGATGGCACTCAAGCCGAGTCTCCCGAAGAGCAACTTGAAAATGCACTCGCTAATCTATTAGGCTAACCTCCCTAACTTTCTAAAAGGAGAAGCGATATGCTTCAAATTCACTACGGGCTTAATCAGCCTTTCTCTTCTGCTCACACTCCTACTCGTCAGGTTAGCGGAAACACTGTTTTCGTTAATGGTCAGTGGGTAAAACTTGTCAACGGGTTAGCTACTCTAGCTACTTCACCTGCTGACTATCTTGGTGCTGAACAGGCTTTTGAACCTAACAATAAGAATACCGCTGGTGTTCTAACTACTATTGACGGTATTTATGAAGCTTCTACCGATCAATACGTAACTGCATCTACTTACACTGATCGTTGCGTCCTTTGCATTCGTAATGGACTCCTTGATCTAGCTGCCAATGCTACAGAGATTGAACAAGGCGTAGCAATTTGCATTGGCGTCCCCGCTAACGGCGTAATCCGTTACAAGCGTCTATAATGGCGTAACCAAAAGGAGATTTATTATGAAAATGGATGTTTCTCAGCTTTGGGACGCTACCTCTTCAATGGAGAAAACCGCTGAAACTGCTTCCGCGGTTGGTTTCTTCACCAGGGATCGTCTTCGTCAAGAATGCGTTCTTGACCGTGTTCTCCCTCCCCAGTTCGTTACACAGAATGATCTGGAACGTAATACCAACGATGATTATCCTTTAATCCGCGTTGAAAAGGAACTCGATACCAAGGCGTTTTCTCTTGGCTTCCGTGGCTCCGCTGAAACTAACTGGTTCGATGGTCAGAAGTATGAAGTTACTTTCGGCCAGATTAGAACTCAGGAACATAACAAGACTCAAGAAGAAATGATGACCATGAGAGCGCCCGTGGTTGATTATTTCAATCGTAACGGTGTGTTCGATATCGGCGCTAAAGCTGATACGACTTTCCGCGCTGCTCTTGATCTTGCCGCTGGTGCCGCTTCTAACGTAATCACTTCCGCTTCTACCGCATTTACGAAAGCCGATGCTGTTAGAATGCTGAAGCAGATGGAAATTAAGCGTGTTCCTGCTGGTTGCTGGGTAGTTACTGAATCTCGTTGGAATGACATTCTGCTAATGAACCCCAACGATTTAGGTTACACTTTAGTTGGCGAATTAGCTATCAATGGTGCGAAGAAGATTCCTACCTTCCTCGACATTCCTGTTGTTCGCACAATTGAAGCTTACCATACTGGTGTAACTCCCGTAACTGTTTGGGATAACCAGAGTGTTTACCTTTGCACCACTCCTGACTTCCTTGGAAAGAACTTCATTCTCCAGGATGTTCAGTATCACATGGAACGTAAGTATAACCTGCTTACTTGGGCAGCTTGGATGACTCGCGGCGCTGGCATCGGTAATATCAAGGGCGTTGTTAGAGCAGACTTCGCTTCCGCTGGCATTTAATAGACTTCAGAGGTCGTGATGGCTAAGTTTGTTAAGTCTATCTTTGGTAACGTAGCCGCTGCTGGTCGTTACTTTATGGAAGGTAAAGTAGAAAAAGCCGAAGATGATGTATTAACACATGAAGAGTTTACGAGTATGGTTTCTCGTGGTTTTTTAAAAGTGTTTGATACTGAAGAACAGGCTACTGCTTACTCTTTCCGTGGAGTTGCTGAACGTGCTTTAGCTGGTGAATCTACTTTTGCTTCTGCTGTTGAAGAAACTGCTAAAGTAGTAGTTGAATCTAAAGCTGATGTTAAGGCTAAGGCAAAAGCGGAAGCTGAAGCTAAAGCTAAGGCAGAAGAAGAAGCTAAAGCTAAGACTGAAGCAGACGCTAAGGCCAAAGCTGACGCGGAAGATAAGATTTAAAAGTTTCGCTCAGTTAATTAAGACAAAGGCCCGATGTTTATGCATTGGGCCTTTGTTTTTGAAGGAGTAATTCATGGGTTGGCCGCTTCCTGACTTAGTAGCTAATGTAAGAAAGTTTATTAAAGACTTTCCTAAACTAAATGAACTTAAAGGGATTGAAGAATCCTCTGATAGTGATTTAGCCTTATATGCAACGATGGCTTTAGATGATTACAACCTAACTCCCCCTCTTATTATGTCTACAACTTTTGAAGCATTCCCTTCAAATAGTTTATTAATGTTAGGAACAATCTGTTATTTATTAATGAGTAATGGAGTTTTACAATATCGTAATTCTATTTCCTATCAAGATGGTGGACAGAATGTAAATGTATGGGATAAAGGTCCAGCTTACATGGGTAACGCCATGATGTTTGCTCAAATGTGGGAACAAAAAAAGTCTGCATTAAAACGAGCAATTAATATCTCTAATGGTTATGGAGTTATTCAATCCGCTGATTTCAATCTTTATTCTTATATGACAATGTATGGTGGTGATTACATCGTTAGCACCACTGGAGTTGAATTAGGGACTTCCCCGACTCCACTTTCATATCCTGGTAATGTTCCCGTAGCTGGTCCCATGTCAACAATACCTAAACTTAAAACAGCCGCAATCAATTTCCGCACCACTGACTTTGCCATTGATAGTGATCCTAATTATTATTCATTACATTTTTATCATAACTTATTAGTAAGAGAAGTTAATGTTATTTTAGAAGATCCAATCTCCTTGGAAGATTTATCTAGTAAGATTAAAGTGTTCAGAGTAACTGAAAATCAAATTATCTTAAAGGTTACTCGTATTCCAGACGGTAGATTAAATGGTTTAGTTCAATGCTCAGTTCCTTAATCGGCTTGCGTTCTAAACTAAACTGTGTTATTCTTATGTTTAGAGATTGGTTAAAGGAACGTCCAAATGGAATTAATTAAACTTTTATATGAAGGAATTGAAAAACACGGTTTTTGGTTTTTCGTT